TATAACTACCTTATCAAAAGTTTCTGTAAATACTATATTCCTCATAGCCCCTAAGTCAGTCCATTCAACCCCATCAGTTGAAATTTCAAATTTGCCTGAGCCAAACTGTATGCTATTTGTGTTTTGAACGTTTGTTTGTGCACACATATTTTTCTCTCCTTTTTACTTTAATCTTTATAAATTATATACATGTCTATTGTTACGTGATAAATTTTAGTATCCGTCTCATAGAACTCCTGTTCTGTGATGTAGATACCTTGTATTATGCTTGTTCCGTAATAAACTCCTTTTTCACGTTGAAATGTTTTTCTTATCTCATCTGCAAGACTTTTTGCAGTTGAAAGCGACGTAGCCCAACAGTCAAACTGAAATCTTGGTCTTGTCACGTCTATGTCGTGATGCCTAAAATTAGACACCATAAAGAATGATATTGCAGGTAAAACAACATCTTGAGGCAAATAAAGATAATAAACTCTATTATTTACATAAGATTTTATGTTTGCATTATCAAGAAGCATATTTCTTATTATCGTATTAATCATTTTATTACTTCTCTTACCTTTTCGGTTATTATTGAATTTATCCTTGACCTATTTTCATCTAAAGCAGGTCTCAAGTAAGGACGAGCCTTCATTTTAGATGTCCCTTTTTCCTGCATTCTTGCATAGTATCCATCAGCACTAAATATTTCATTTTTCTGTATACCAACATAAACAGATATTCTTCCATCTCTATTTAATACTTTATTTTTATCTATTGACCTTACAAGATTTCCTGATTCTCCTCGTGGAGCTTTACTTTCAGCACTTTGCTTTACAATGTCAGCAGCTTCATCTGCCCCTTCCATCATAGCTTTTTCTACCTCTGCAGCCTTCTCTTTAAGTTTAATTTGTAAATTTTCAATTCCCTCAAACTTTACAGTTACCATTTAGCCCTCACTATAGTACAAAATCATTTCCTTATTTTTTTCTTCTACGTTTACAATTCCTGTTATGTTTAGGATTCTACTGCCAAATTTAATTCTCATTTTTGGAGTTATTCCTGAAATGTATCTTATCCTTAACTTTCCAGTAGTTTCAGAGTTAACCTGCTTGCTTGCCCAAAATTCACGCCCCACCAGAGGTAAGATTTCAGCCCACACGCTTTTATAAGTAGACCAAGTAGTAACTAACTCACCTTCAGAATTAAAAGTTTCAGTTTGCTGTTCAATTGTAATGTAGTGTCTTAAATTTCCTGTTTTCATAACCAAAAAATCCTATAAGGATATAATAAACTTTGAATTCCCAAAGGAATTTCATTTATAGAACTTGTTATAGTGCCTGTAGTAGTAGCTTCCCTGTTCTCATAGTAATGCCCAATCAATAATAGTTCAGCCTGTCTTATAGGTTCTGGTAGTATAATATTTTTATCATCAGAACTTGTTTTATAGCCTGCAGTATATCTTATTTTTACAGCCCCCACAGGGTAAGGCTCAAAAGTAGGAAATTCTTTGCCAAATGCTGGTATTATTATTGCTGGCTCGGAATTGTAAAAGATGTAATCAGAACTTTCTAACTCAGCCTCTACTCCATCAGAATTTTTATACTTTATGCTTTCTATTTTCTCAACTGGAGGCATTGGCAAAACTATTTTATCCTCAAATCTATCAATGTTAAGCTCAAAAACAGTAGAAGCAAGTGCCCTTTGAGTATAATTTTCACAATATTGCCTAACAGTTTTAATTAGACTCGTCAGTAAACTTTCCTCTTCTGTTCCAGTTATCCTTAAGTGGGATTTAACTTCTGTTAATGTAATATTTTCAGTAGGTGGAGTTATTATTTTTAAATTCATCTTTTACTTTCCTTTTATATTTTCTTTTAGGCTTATTCTTAGGTTTAATTTCAACCTCTAAAGGCTTTCTTATTTCCTTTTCAACTATAATTTCACCATCACCACGAGAAACTAACCTTTTTGCCAAGTCTTGTGAAAAGAAGTAAGTCTCACCGCAAGCATACTTTTTACTACCTATTGTAAAGCTTCTTAATATTTTTACTTTCATAATTACCTCTTTAGGGGACTGGATTACCAGCCCCCTATTTCACTAATGATAATTAAAGTTAATTTAAGATTAGCTTCCAGACGCTAACTGGACACGAGCAAATGCGTTCTTTAAAACTGGCATTCCATCGCCCTCTTTTCTTGCTATATAGCCAATTTGATTAGTTTCTGCATAAAGTTCATTTAATCTTAACAACTGCATATCTAAAGCATCAACTATATAGTAGTATGAAAAGTCTCCAATTATTCCTACATACTGACCTGCAGTAAAAGTATTAGGTGCAAACTCACTCATATAAACTGGTAATCCAAGAAGCCTATCAGGTTGTCCTGCTTGTACTGATTGTTCCCAAATATATCTTTTTTCTTCATCTTTTATCTTAGCAAGTATCTTTATACAATCTCTGTGGAATATCCAAGCTGCCTTAGCAATATATTGCTGCTTTAAAGCATATTTTGCTTCTATTAATCCATCAAAGGTTGGTGCAGTAGTAGTATTGCCTTCCGATATGTCTCTTGACACAGGTATTCCATCATTAGAAGCATAGAACAATCCCAAAGGCTGTCCTGTACCATTACCAGTCATATAAGCTTTTTCCTCAGTTATTGCAAATTTATATGCAAGTCTTTCTCTAACTATGTTCTCAATTGGAAGTGCAGACCTATTAATTAGAGCATTAGAGATTTTAATTCTTTTTGCATAAGGATTTGGTGCAAATTCTCTCTTGCCAAATGACATTGTACTATCTGCACTACCAGTTTCAAGTTCAGTAGTCCAATCAGCATCTGCTGGGTCAGCCTCAAGAGAGGGTATTCCAAGTGATGCAGCTTTGGTTATCTGATATTTAGTAGCTAATTGTCTTATATATACAATATCGTCAACATCTTTTAGCAATTGAGCTATAAACTGTTCTGGTACTATTGTATATCCACCTTCTTCATCTGTTCCTGCAGATAAAGCTCTTTTTTCTTCAGGTGTCATTGCAGAAATACCTCTGCTTAAGAATTTTCTGAAAGCTACCATTCTAAATTCCTTATTATTATCCTGACCTGACTGACCTTCAATACCTTTTATCATTTCAAGTTTATCTGAGTTAATAGGTTTTGATAGCCTTTGCTCAATTTCAAGTAGTTTTGTTTCCTTGTCAATTTCTTCAGACAATTTTTCTACATCGGCAAGCATTTTGTCATACTGTTCATTTTCCTCTGCACTCATAGCTCTTTTTTCTTTGTCTGCAATATCAACAAGTTCCCTTGCCTGAGCCACAAGATTTGCACGTTTTTCAATTTTTTCTTTTATCATTTTATTTACTCCTTTTTGATATTCTTTCATATATCCTTAAAATACCATCTGCTACTCGCTCCTGCTTTCGCTCTGGTATTATAGGTGTTAATTTACTTCTATATTCTGCGTAAACTCTATCTGGTGTTTTAATATTTTTCCCAAAAAGTTCTGCTCTTGTTTGAGGAAATGCTGGATAAGTTACAACCGACACATCCCAAAGTTCTGAAAACTTATAAACATGCCTGATATCCATTCCATTTTCATTTTCCCACTCGTCCTTATCAACTACAAAAGCAAATGAACACTTATCTATATCACCTCTTTGCATGCTAATCAAAAGATCATTAGCATAAGTAGTGTTGGGAGGGTCAATTTCAAATTTTAGTCCATTCTTATCTTCCTTAAGTGTAAGTGTTCCACTTTTATTGCGCCCTAAAATTAAGTTAGGATCATGATTTATTAAAGCAAATACATCATTAGAGCTTATAAGTTCTCCAAAAGCCCCTTTGTGGATTATTTCCCTAAATCCACCTAAATCATCAGATAATTCATCAAATACTGCAGCAGTTCCCACTATTTTAGGTTTTTCTCCATCATCTTGATTAAATTTAGCCCTAAATGAACGAATTTCTATTCCTTCATTTTTCATATTATCCTCCTTTTCATTCCAAATATTTTGACAGATAGCAAATCTTTGCTTACTATCTGGATATTCATCGTTCATTAAATCGTCAGCCATGCATCTATTTATCCATTCCCCAAAATTTTCATCATTTTTCGGTTCAATCAAAGGCATTCTAACCTCCAAATAAAAAAGCACCCTTTTTAGAGTGCTTGTTTTTAATATTTTTTATTTAAACTTATTTGTGCCAATAACCTATATTACCTATAATTTCAGCTTCAATTTCATCAGCAAATTTTCTAACTCCAGCAAACTTTTTTAATTTTGCAACATCATGAAGAAGCACTTTCCCACAACTTGATACTAATTTAAAATTTTCTTTAATAGTTTCATATTGATGGTCATCATCAATAAAAGCAAAATCGAACTTAATT